CCCTGCATAGACCCCCGTAATCGAGGGCAGGACTTGGAGTTGAATTGATTGCGTGTAAAAGATGGAGGAGTCCCCTTCGCCGAAGGAAAATTGGATGTCAAAGTATCCTGTCCCCAGCACCCAATTTAAGGTCGAGAAAGGGTAAATGAGCGTAAAGGTAGTGGGCGAGGTCGTGGTGACCACCAGCGGGTAATAATTGTAGCCCGCGTCACGAACTGCCGAGGCAATCGTCACCCCTGTCAAATCCGTTGGCCCGCCTGTTTCGGGGGTGTAAACGCAGGAAGCCCCAAACGAGGTTCCCTGCTTAAATGCGATTGGAGTCTGCCCCATAGAGGGGCGGGAATGTCAAAGCACCTTATGGCCCGACTTCGACCGTCGGCAACAAACCACCGCCTGAGAACTTGTCGCAATCGCTCCACGCACCCTCGAAGGACGTTTGTTGACTGTTAAAGTCACGCGTCGTGAGCCACGAAGGGATTGGAGGTGTCCCGACCGTGTTATCGTAAAACAGCGTCCCTTGAATCTGAATGTTGTTTGAAACAGCGATAGGGCCGACAAGGTATTGCGTGACGTTAAATTGCCCAGCCGTTCCGTCCCAGACGACCTTGGCGATCGGTAGGCGCTGGCAGTTGTATTGGGCAAAGTAATCATCGGCGGTGCTTACCGCGTTGCCAAAAATAGCACCGGGAATTGGGTCAATAGATGAAGGGTCAATGATGTCCACGGAGATTAGCCCGCTGTTGACCGAGTAAGCCACCTGCCTGTCAGTCCCCTCGTTCCAAGGAGTCGACTTCGTATAGCCGTCCCCTCCGTCGGGTAGCACAGCGACGCAAGGGGCAAAGCAGAACGTTGCCCCATACCCGCCTAGTCCCACTTGGTTGCGAAGTAGGACGACCCAATAATTGGTGCCAGGGGTTAAAGTGACGTAGCCGCCGAGATTAATAAACGGAGAGAAATAGTCGGAACCCGTCGTGACGCTTCCTGTTGGGTATGCCCCAAAAGCTTGCGTCGTGTATTCGTGCGTCTCATAAAAATCTTGCGCTAAAATGCGACCGTAGGCTACTTGCAGATTATTCCCTGCGACGACGACTTGGTGCTGTTGAACTTCGCCGATGGGAAAATCGGGATTGTATAGAACCTGCGTTCCGCCTGCACCGTAGGCCGTGATGACGCCGGCCCCGAGATAGGGTTGGACTGTCCCTTGCATCAACCCCGAATTGAGGTCATTAAGCTGAGACGCAGAAATAACGTCCCCCGCCTTAAATCGTGAGCCGTAAAGCGAACCGTTGCCGGAAACTCCCGAATCGCGAATCATTAGAAAATCGTGGGGGCTTGAGGATAAATTGAGGGATTCCAGCCAGCAGTCCCGCCGTATTGCAGGTCGTAAGTCACTTTGCACATTGGCGAGTCCGTTTCCGACGTGGGACGACCAATCGGTTCAATCGGAGCGGCGGTGACTAACCAACGTGATCCGTAAGTAGGGCCGTAAACAATCCAAGGGTAGATAAGCGTCTGCGAATCGGAACTTTGTAGGTAAGAACCAACGGATTGATTTAATCGTTCCGCGATGCCTTGTGCCGAGGCGTTGAAATACATTTCACCGCGAACCGTCGTCATTGGGCGAAGGTATTGGCGGATGCCTTGGAAGGGATTAGTTGACCCCGAAGTTTTGCTTACACCAAAACCGCCGAAAGTGTATTGCCCTGTCTGAGCGTTGGGAATAAAGATTGCACCGTGCTGGGGAGACGAAGGTGTCCCGCCGATGATTGAACCGCCGGGGAAGTCGGTCGAATCTTGGAGATAAGAAAAGTTCGGGTGCGTTTCGATAGGTTGCGCTGCGGTGTTTACGACGCCGTGAATATGCGGAATCGTGTAGCCTGTTTCCTGTTGGACGCCGATATAGTCCACTTTAATCTTGGCGAGGTTGGCTTTGTCTAAGGTGACGCTGTATTTGTAAGACGTCATCGTAAAACCGAGGTCGATGGGGTAAGCGACTCCAGCGGAGAAGTAAGCAATCGCTCCCGACAAATAGTCCCTGTCGATGGCGAAGGTCAACGTCGCTTGGGCGAGGCCGTAAGCGTCGATTTCAATAGCTCCGGTAGGGTCTTGAAGTGGCGTTGATAAGTCGTTTCCGTAATCTGCTCCCATAAATTAGTGGCCCGCCTTGGCAGGAGTTTGGTCGGCTTGTTGATTAGCCGGGTTAGTGTTTTGGGCGATTTGTTCCGTTGCCGATGCGGTGCGTTCCGTTGCGGAAACGACCGAGTCTTGATAAGTCCCTGAGTAAATCGAACCAATGTCACCCGCACCGATGGCCTGAAGAGTTGAGACGACGGCGCCGGATTTAGCGAGGCTGGTGGCTTCGTTTGGAACGTTCTTCTCGCTGTAATCAATGTTCTCGTTTGCTTCCTGCACCGCTTCGATGAGTTTATCTAAGACCGCTTGTTGATCTAGACTATAAGCACTTCCTAAAATCTTGCTGTAAGTCGATTCGCCACCAAAAGCTTCTTGAGCTTGCTCCAAGATTTCCTCATTGGTCAGACCCAACTTGCGACCTGCACGCAAGGCCTGTTGAACAATCGCACTTTGTTGCTCTTCGGTGGCCTTGCTAAAATCAGCCCCGACGATGTTTAACTTGTCCATCGTGTCGATGACTGCACCCGAAATCTTTTCTTTGATTTCAAAGTCACCCAGCCCCGCCGTGATACTGCGAATAAACTCATCCCAAGCGTGACCCGCTGCTCGCGCCGCTTTCTCAGCCGCCGCACCTGCTTTGATTTCGGCGTCCGTAAATAACTTGGTGCTTTCCGCAATCTCTTTAAACTTTTCTGAGCCTTCCGTTAGCATCGGAATAAGGTCAGCACCCGATTTGCCGAAAATCTTGATAATGTCTTCGGTGTAAGCCGTGGCGTCGCCTGTCCGCTTAATTTCGTCAGCGAGTTTATAAATAACGTCCGTGGCCTTGAGGTTTTTAACTGTCACCGCGTCCGTGGCGAAACCGAGGCGGTTTAAGGTTTCGAGCTGGGACGTAGATCCGCGAGTCGCTTCGTTTAGGAACTTGTTTGTTTTAACAAGGGCGCTGGCAATCGAGTCCAGCCCGACCCCGCTTTCCTTGCCCGCCTTGCCTAACACTTGCAAGTCCTCGGCGTTTGCCCCGGTCTTTTTAATCGTGTTGCCTAACTCCAGAAAGTAAGACCCCGCTTCACGCATACCCGAATAAATCGAGGAAACAATCGAGGACACCGCAAAAGCACCGAGGAACATCTTGGACGCTTTCGACGCAGCGTCCGCAAAGGAGTTTTGAATCGCCGTCCCCGCTTGCTTCGCCGCAGCGTCAGCACCTTTAGGGACGTCCGAGAAGTCCCCGCCAAACTTTACTTTTACGTCGTCGCCCATTGGTTAGTTGCGGTTATAGTTTTTAGTGTTTTTAGCCTTCGACGCTTCTTCGGCTTTATAGCGTTCCATCGCTTCCCATTCCTGCTCAGAAACGACGTCGATTTTAGCACCCGCCGCCCGACAATGAGCGACGTGCAACCAAACGGCCTCGGCTTCGGGCATCGTCCAAGCTTCATTGAGCGTGCAACCGTTGCGGACAAGACCCGCAATGATGGCAAGTTGCCAGGGGATGCCTCCCGGGTCTTTCGACGTGTCCTTTTCCCAGAAGCGACACCACAGGGATTGAGCGTTAAAATAAGTGTTTAACTTAATCACTTCGGCGTAAAACTTTACAGGGAAGTGCGTGTAATACGCTAGCAGGAAAGACTCGCGCAAGGTAGCAGGCTTGCGGACGGCTTCGGGGTCGTGGGTGGCAAGGACGCGGACAGCAAANAGCAAGTCCTGCGGGGTGATGGTNCGGTTGCCACCGATCACAGGCGAGTCCACCGCTTCGAGTAGCACCCGATGACGGAGACANAAGGGTAAAAGACGACGACCGCCGACCTTGAGAGTCGGGGTCTGAATCGTCGCGGCTTTAATCCAACGCTTTTCCATCGTTGGGGTATCCCTTGCGGGATTAGGAGGTGGTGATACCTTGATACTTCTTCGCTTTCAGCGTAATCTTACGGAAGGCGTTGTTTTGACCAGCATCATCGACCGAGATGATGATATAGGAAACGCCCGCGTAGGTAATCAACTGAGCAGGAAGAGGAATCGTCGAGGAGGGCTTGAGAACGCCGTTAAGGGTCAGCTCGTCGCGTTGGTCGTCCAGGCGAAGGGTAGCCACCACGCCGGTCTCATTCATCACTTCGGCTTGGATGATGTCGGTTTTAGAAATGTCGTCCGATTGCAGGGTGACAAAGCTGGCGGTGTCATATAACGCCCAGACTTGTGCCGTTCCGTAAGTGGTAGGAGTTGCCATTGTAGGTTGTTAAAGGGGCGGGAATGTCAAGAGGCGGGCGGGTAAACCGCTACC